AATGATATTATTACAAAACTTGATGCTGTAACTAGCCCGATTGAGTTTAAAAAATTAACAAGAGAACCATTTGAGGTTGAAGAGTTAGCTGATTCACAGTTTCCAGCCGCATTTATTCAAGCTGGAGACGAATCAAGAGAACCCTCAGCTATGGGTGCAACAGGCTCAGGCAAATATATGGGTACAATAGATTTTTTGATTGTAGCTTTTGGTAAAGGCACAGACACAAATATTGATACAGTGAGAAACCAGATTATTGAAGTAGTTGAAGAAACTCTTGATAATGATATAACAAGAAATGGAAATGCGTTGGACACACAAATCATCGAGGCATCGTCAGACGAGGGAACTATCTATCCTTATGGCGGAGTCAGAATAACTGTGCGTGTGATGTATGAATTTACAAGGGGGACTGCATAATGGCTATGGATATAGTAATGGTAAAAGGAGATACCAAAATAAAAATCTCGCCTGACTTTCAAGAGTATTATGAGAAACAAGGTTTTACTGTTGAGGGTAAAAATAAAAAAATATCAGTTGAAAAAGAAACGCAAAAAGTTATAAAAGAATTAAAGAAAGAAAAGGAGTAATAAATTATGGCAACGCATCATGGCAAAGACGCAGTAGTTCACATTGGCGGTACTAATATCGGTCAAGCAACTGGATTTACTGTTGATACGACTCACGATGTTGTAGAGGACACAGCATTAGGTGATTCAATGAAATCATTTATAACTGGCAGAGGTACTTTTACAGCGTCAATCGATATGAATTTTGACGATGACGATACGGCTCAAAACACATTAACACAAGGTGCTAGTGTAAGTGTTGAGTTCATGCCAGAGGGTTCGGGTTCTGGAGAGCAAAAACTATCAGGAACAGGAATCGTAACTGGAATGAGTGTTGGTGTAACTCTTGATGGAGTGACTACAAGAACTGTATCTCTACAAGGTTCAGGCGGATTAACTATCGGCACAGTATAATCTAATTTATGGCTGACGATAAAAAACCTGATTATTTTGACGGCATACGGAGTCATTTTGAAGATTTAGAAATTAAAATAATAGAAGTTCCTGAGTGGGGACTTGTTGGCGATAAAGCTATTTACTCAAAACCTTTTAATATGATGGAGAAGAGTAAAATATTTAAAGGTGCAACTAATAATGATGTTGGCGTTTTAATTGATGTCATTATTGAAAAAGCGTTAGACAAAGATCATAAACCGATGTTCAACGCAAGTCATATCCTTAGTTTCAAAAAAAAAGCAGACACAGATGTTCTTGCTAGAGTAGCAAGTGAAATTATGGGTACATCAAACGAATCATCTACCAGCGACTTTAAAAAAAACTAAAAAATAATGTAGAACTGCACAATGTGTTTGCAGTCGCTGAAAAACTACACAAGACAGTTGAGGAAATATTGCAAATGTCAGTATTTGAGTTTAATATGTGGATTGCGTATTTCGATTTACAAAATGACGAAATAAAAAGACAACAACAACTGGCGAAAATGAAAAAATAGATGGCTACTAAAAAAGTAAATATAGATATAATCGCTAAAGATAAAACGAAAGCCGCTTTAAGTAGAGTTCAAGGTAGTCTCAACAATGTAAAAAAATCTGTATTTAGTCTTAAATCTGCAATCATTGGTATTGGTGCTGTAGCAACAATAAAATCATTTGTTGATGTTGGTCGAGAGGTTGAGAGCCTAGAAACAAGATTTAAGTTTTTATTTGGTTCAGTAGAAGAGGGAAAAGTTGCATTTGACCAACTTAGAAAATTTGCTAGTAGAGTACCATTTTCATTAGAGGAAATATCTAGAGCATCAGGAAACTTAGCTGTAGTTTCTAAAGACGCAGAGGATTTAAACAGAGTTTTAAGTATCACTGGTAATGTAGCCGCTGTTACTGGATTAGATTTTGAAACCACTGCTAGCCAAATACAAAGAGCATTTTCTGGTGGTATAGGTGCGGCAGACCTTTTTAGAGAAAGAGGTGTTCGTGCTTTATTAGGATTTAAAGCTGGTGTTCAAGTGACAGCAGAGGAAACTATTGAAAGGTTTGAAGAATTATTTGGTGGAAATGGAAAATTTGCTACTGCCACAGATGATTTAGCAACTACACTTACAGGAACTTTATCAATGTTAGGCGATAAGTTCTTTAACTTTCAAACAG